ATTCGTCGCCGTTGTCCTCGGCGGCCAGACCTTTCAGCATGAGCACCACCTCGACCATTCCAGGCACCGTTCCAGCCCCCGTTCAGCCATCGCGCCGCCTGTCGGTTGCCCCCATGATGGACTGGACAAACAAGCCAGTATCCATGCGGGTTTCGAAGCGCCTCTCCGTAATTTCTCCGTAGCTGATCAGGAGCCTGCGCGCTCCGCAGATCCTGCCTTTCCTTGCTCGCGGAGCAGGTCCAGTGCTTCCGCCACGTCGCGGATATCGGCGGTCAGCGGGCTGCCCGACATCGCTACCGGAAACTTGCCGAGGGAGCGGTGGGTGTAGCCGGTTGCCGTCCTCATGCCGAGCGCCTGGCACGTCTCATCGATGTTCAGCCGCGGCTTGTTGTAGATTGCCAGCAGCAGGAATTCAGTTCGCATTTTCGTTGTCCTTCGTGTATTCAGTTCGTTCGATCCCGGTCGGACCTTTACTGAGCGCTACAGCTGGGCGCCGAGCCTTCGGCCGAGCCATCGCGATGTCGACGGCTGCGTCCAAGTCTTCGCCATCGATCAGCGCGACCATCCGGCCGTCGTCGGCCAGGCTGGCCACCATCGGCGCCGCCGTGCACGCCATGCTGTCGGCCTTGTCGCGCAGCCACCGGTACCGCGCGGCGTCGCGCTGCAGGTCGAGCAGCACGCCCATGCTGACGCGCTGGCCACCCACCACGATCGAATGGCTGCTGGCGCTTTGCTCCTGCTTTGCCGCCTGCGTAGCCGGCAGGATGTAGAGCTTGGCGCCGGCCTGAGGCATATTGCGGCGGTCAAACCATTGCACCGAAGGCTCGCCGTCGACGTAGCCTTCGAATTCGCCCACCGGGGTGATGCTGGCGCTTTTGTCTTGGTTCTGGCTCATTCCAATTCCTTCTGCGCCCGCTTCGCGCGGCGCTCCATAAAATTCGACAGCAGGATCAGGCCCGGGCCTGCGGCGAACGCCAGGCCGATGAAGCTGGCTTCGCCAAACCACATCACGATCAAGCCGATGACGATGCTGGCCAAGCAACCCATGGATACGCCTTGCCCCACGGCTCGCAAGGTCCGGTAGTCGGGCGCCTTCATGTCGCCGCTCGATCGCTTAACACCTGCTGCAGCACGCGCTGCGCGCCCAGGCACAACCGGAACAGCTCGACGCTGCTCTCGCTGGCGCTGGCCTCGCCGATGTCGCGCAGCAGCTGGGCCACGTTCACCCCATCCACCAGCGGTGGCTGGCCACCGTCCGGCGCAGTGCCGAGGATCTGTAGGTTTTGGCCGTGGTTACTCATCGGTGCCTCCTTTGTGCGCGTGATACGGCTCCGGCGCGCCGATCAGATTCAAGACGATGGAGCCAGAGTGCGAACGGTCCATGCCGTCGTTGCTGGTGAGGTAGCGGTAGACTTCGGCCGCTTCGTCCGCATCCCGTGGCGGGATCCGCGACAGCAGCCGGAACACGTAGTCCTGTCGGGCGTTCACCGGGATGGTGCTGTCGAGGCAGTCGCGATCGACCGCTCGGCGCAGCCAGTACAGGTCGCTCCAGAACGTCAGCTCGAGTACGCACTGCATCAGCGTGCCAGGCCGCTGCTCGAGCATTGCGTCGAAGCGCGCGTCTACCTTCTCGGCGTCCAGCTCATGCCACGGTTTCACGGTCTCTAGGCCGGCCAGGGCTTGCTCGCAGAATTGCTCCGCTGGCGTGTCGTCGAAGATCGCGTCGCCAAAGCGGGCTTGAGCTTCGCGTCGGAGCTTGTCCTGCGCAATGGCCGTCATCGCCAAGGCGTCTAGATCCGCGAAGCCAATCGATGCCATCACCGCGGCGAAGTTCCCAGGCTTCGTACGCGCCAGGTGGGCGGTGTAGCGCTGCTCCAGCTCTTTGAGCGGCGTCTTGATCTTGACTGCGGCCAGGCCGGCCTTTTCGATCAGATCGGCCTGGCCTGTGCTGATCACTTCGCGCAGCCACAGGACGGCGTCGACCTCGATGTCGCCGGTTACGACCTTCTGCGCTGGCATCGTCGGTACCGCGACCGCCGTCTCGTCGCTGGCTTGGATGGGCGGCAGCCAGAACAGGGCGCTGTGCGCTGCGTTCTCGCGCGGCGCCGCGGCGACCAGGATGCCTTGCTCGACATCGACAAGGCACAGCGCCAACGACAGTCCGCGGATGATGGCGTCATCAATGGTCGAGGGTTCGGAAGTCACCTTCAACGGGGCTACGGCTCCGCCCATGCGCAGCTTCGCCGAGATCCGTTCCAGCGCCGCGCAGGCGGTGGGCATAGCTTGGCCGAAAGCCGCTGTCTTTTGAACGCTCATGCTGCACCTGCCATTTCGCGTTGCGCCGGCGCCAGTTCGAAATGCTTGGCCAGGCCGGCCAGCAGCAAGGCCTGGTCAGAATCGCTGAACTGAGCGAAGCGCCACAGCGCTTCTTCCAGCATCATCCCGCAGCGGCCGGCATGCGATTTCACTGCAATACCGGTGAACGTGGTGACCCCGAGGTTGTGGTGCAGTAGCACAAGCGAGCCTTCGTGGCGCGGATCGCCAGCACCGTTGCCACGCCGCTGCCGCTTGATGTGGATGTCAGCCTGCCAGCCGTCGTGTGCCGTGTACTCTTCGGCCGCTTCGCTCGCCTCGCTGTGCGTGACGCCAGCCAGTAGAACGCGACCAGCGCCGTTGCAGACATTCCAAGTGCACATGTTGTCGAGGTCGGCACCCATTAGCGCATAGGCACTCAAGCCATAGTGCAGGGCGGCGGACGCGAGCAACTGTACCTGGTCACGGCCTTCCATAAAGCAGTCAATTTTGTTTAGGCACCACTCGACCGAGCTGGTCGTGTATTCGTTGCCGACGGCATCGCGGAAATTGATGTCCGGCTCACCGCGGTTACCAAGGCCTAAGTCTCCACCGGTGTAGCGAAGTGGAAGTTGAAGAACTGCCGAGTTGAGACGTACTGGCGCGAGGTGCGCAATTTCGGCAGTATTGATTGCCGTGGAGGAAATACCTGTGTTAACATTATGATTCGCCATTGTCTTTCTCCAAAAGTGCGGGGCGTAAGGGGCCATCCACCGTTTGCCGACGCTGGGTGGCCTTGTTGTTTTCGGGCTATGCGTTGCGGCTTCGATACCGTTATTGGTTCGATGAGCTCGCTTCGTGAGAAGAACTATACGGTTGCGTATCGGAAGTGTCAATGCGAAAACGCATCAAACCCGTTTTTTTTTGATACGCTTGCTCATCGCGGAATGTTCCGCGCGAAAAAAAGCCCCGGCTGGCGGGGCTTGCGGCAGAGCGTTGAGAGGATTCTTTAATGAATTATTCGCAACGGAACCCATCGGTACTTAGGTCCGGATTCCTTCGGTTTGCTACCGAGCGCTTTGCAAGCACGCTGGTAGCATTCTTCCAGGAGGGCTGGATGTGCAGCTGGCTCACCTGCCTCCAGTTCATTGCATCGTGCGCTCCATTTAGCAATATCGGATTCGTCAAACAATCGCTCACCGCGTAATTCGATTTCTTTTTCGATCAATGCCCATTCCGCATTTCTCTTTGCGCTATCGCGTGCTTTTGCTCCAAATCCGAACACAAGGGACGCTGCGCTACTTGCCGTGATTATCGCCGCGCACCACTGAACAATAATGGGGTCGGAAATTTTCCCGAACGCTACCGAGCCGAGAAGAATCGAAATTATTTTAACGATTCCGTCGCGCCACTCGAATATTCTCTGACGTTCTTGGTAGTACATGCGGTTCATCAGAGCGCGAAGCTGCACATCGCACCGTTTGCCCCAGAGATATTCGAAATCAGTCATGGCTATTTTCTGTCAGGTGGCGGTGGAGGTGGTCGATGTTCAGCTGGACGTGGAGCATGATTTCGTTCCTCGCGCTGTGGCTCTGGAGGCCGCTCGTACGGCCGAGTCGCTTGGTTCAACATAATTCTATACCTTTCTCAACAATTCTCGGCATCTAAGCGTGCCTCGTCGCTTTACAATCTTCCTGTCACCAACCGCCCAGGTTGATACACCACGCGGCCCACGATGCTGAGCTGACCGCTTCGAGTGTTGATGGGCTTGAAGTCCGGATTCGTATAGCTCAGGTACCACTGGCCGCCGCGCTCCACCAGCTGCTGCACGCAGGCCTCACCATTCCAGCTCACAGCGAAGACGTCTCGGCTGCGGCGCTTCGTGTCGCTGGTGTCGATCACGACCCAGTCGTCTTCGAATAGCATCGGCTCCATCCCCATATCGCGCACCCGAAGTGCGAGAAGCTGCCGCGGGTCGACCTTGAGCGCACACACCGCTGCCGTGGGGACCAGAAGCGGCTCGACGACCGTCATGTCGGGCACCGTGTAGTAGCTGTCGGCGCCGGCGCGAAGCTGCAGCATTACCCGCCGAATGGCGGTAAAGGCAATGGCGCCTTGGTCGACCGTATCCATCGGTTAGTTGCGCCAAGTTTCTTCTTGAACTCGGTCACTACGCCGATCACTATCAGATGCTCGGTATCGCTGCGGAGTGTTGGATAATCGTCATTGAGCGGAACCAGCTCGAAGATCATTTCGCCGTTGCTATCGATTCCGCGCGGACGGTATTTTTTGAAGGTGGCCTGGTCGCTGCCATTTCGGGCCACGACGAAATCGCCAGGATTGGGCGCCAGGTCGGGGTCCACGATGATCCGATCGCCTGGCTGGAACATCGGCATCATCGACTGCCCCTCAACATCGAGACCGAATGCCCAGCGGGACAGCTTTTCGTCATCGGTATACTCGATTGCATAACCAGAGCCAACCGGATAGGGTGTCTCCATGTCGCGCAGCGCACCTGCCTGGACGGACGAGATAACCGGAATCGGACGAAGGGCGGGATTCGCCAGTCGAACGTTCTCGTCAAACTCCAGTTTCTTTCTTCGCACATCATCGTTCGATGACAGGGCCACTCCTTCGGCGGCTAAATCTCGGTCGCGCAGTTCCGCGACGGAAATGCCGAAATAGTCGGACAGGGGTTGAAGAGTCGTCGTGCGAGGATCCGTACTCTCACCCGTCAATATCCGGTGGATTGTTGGCTGTGGCACGCGCGTCGCGCGACTCAGCTCATGCGCGTTAGTTCCCCGCTGCTTCATGAGCCATTCGAGGTTGTTCTTGACGAGTAGTCGGGCGGGTTTCATTCCCACAATATACGACAGCGCATCAATACTGGCAACAATTATGCGAAAACACATTGCATCCGATGCGTTTTCGTATAGAATTGAGCCATCTGAAATAACCCGGTATTCGCATCATGACGCTTCGCACAGCCCAAGAGTCCGTACAGGCCCTGGTCGCAGCAGGGTTCTCTCAATCTGCAATTGCTGAGCGCGCCAACGTCAAGCAGCCGACTATCAGTCGCATCTTGTCAGGCGAACATAAAGATCCCAAGAGCTCTGTGCTGATCAATCTCAACGCCTTCGTTGAGGAAGTGAACGCCCGAACTATCGCACCGTCCTGACACCATAGGCCTAATTACTTTACCGCACCACCAGCGCCGATCGGCTACGTCCCGGCGCAGGGCCTCTTTACGCCCAAATTTTGGAGAGCAGCATGAAATCCATCCTGAAACGCATCGTCATGACCCTGCACAGCTGCGAGCTGATCAGCGACGAGGCCGTCATCCGCGCGTTCAAGCGCTTCAATCTCTGGGGTGCGTGAGATGGGCGCCCTCATCAAATACGACCAGGCGCGCCAAGCGCTTGCCGCCTGCCGCAACGTCGACGAGATCAAAGACATCCGCGACAAGTCTGAGGCGATGCGCCTATACGCCAAGCAAGCACAAGACACCGAGCTCGAGCAGTGGGCTGCCGAGATCAAGTTCCGGGCGCAGCGCGCGATCGGCGAACTCAGCTCCGCGCTTGAAACGCAGAAGGGTGGTTTCGGCATAGTTCCCACCGGTGGGAAGCATAAGGCCGAAGTGCTCGCGGACGCCGGGATCTCGACGTCGACGGCGAACCGTTACGAGAAGCTGGCCGCGATTCCTGAGCTGGTCATCGAGGAGATCATCGCCAAGAGCAAAGAGATCGGCAAGCCTGTCTCAGCCAAGGCAGTGATTGCCCAGGTAGCGCCGAAAACCGCGCCACCCTGCACACCACCGAAGCCGGCGCCAGTCGCGGCGCCCGACGCACCGCGCGTTCCGTCTCTCGTCCAGCAGGTGATCGACCAGCAGGGCGATGCAGCTGCGGGCGAGGAGCCGGAACAGGGTGCTCACGATTCCGACGTCGAGCCGGATCCGTTCGACCAGCTGCTGGCCGATTTCCGCGCGCTCGAGCTGGAGCGCGACGAGTTACAGGCGAAGAACGCCGCGCTCGAGCATCACGTCGCTCTGTTGACTAAGGACGATCTGGCCGCCGAGATCGACGGCTTGGTCAAGCGCGCTGATGCAGCGGAGCTGAAGTTTGAGCAGCTCTCCGGCCGCAATCGCCAACTGCAGCAGACCGCGCGCGAGGCGCAGTTGGCTCAGAAATCGCATGCCGATCTGCTGGCGAAAGTTCGTGCGGCACTGGGAGTAGAGTCGAGCGGTGAGATCCTGTCCGCCATCACCGCGCGGAGGGCTGCATGAGCGAGCAGCTGAACCTGCGCCCATACCAGGTCGACAGCGTCGAAGGCCTGCGCGCTCTGATCCGCGAGGGAAAGCGCAACATCATCCTGTCGGTGCCCACCGGCGGCGGCAAGACGGTGATCGCATCGCACCTGATCGCCGAGTGCTATGGCAAGGCCGGCAAGCGCGCCGTGTTCGTCGCCGACCGCATCGCCCTGATCGACCAGACCAGCACGACGTTCGACCGCTTCGGCATCCCCCACGGCATCATTCAGGGCGACAACCCGCGCTTCGCGCCGTGGGAGCGCATCCAGGTGGCCAGCGCGCAGACGCTTGCCAAGCGGGGCTGGCCCGAGGCTGACCTGATCATCGTCGATGAATGTCACGCGCTCCAGAAGACGGTTGCCGACCGCATAGCCGGCCGCGACACGATCGTCATCGGCCTGACCGCCACGCCGATGACCCGCGGCCTGGGCAGGCTGTATGACGGCATCGTCACGACGATCACCACCAACGAGCTGATCGAGGGTCCGATGCTTGAGGACGGCACGCGCGACAAGCCGTATCTGGTCCCGTTCCGCGTGTATGCCGCCAGCCAGCCGGATATGACTGGCGCCAAGGTCACCGCCGGCGAGTGGACCGACAAAGAGGCAGCCGAGCGTTCGATGCCCATCATCGGCGACTGCGTCGAGGAATACCTCCGCCACGCCGCCGGAAAAAAGTTCATCGCCTTTGGTTGCAACGTCGAGCATTGCGAAGAGATGCAGCGCCAGTTCACCGCCGCTGGCGTGAATTGTGAGCTGTACACCTACCGCACCGACGACGACGCGCGCAGCGCGCTGGTGGAAGAGTTCCGCAAGCCGGACAGTACCGTGCGCGGCCTGATCAGCGTGAGTGCCCTGAGCAAGGGCTTCGACGTGTCCGATGTCGAGGTCGTCATCATGGCGCGCCCGCTCAAGTCCAGTCTGGCGGAACACATCCAGATCCTGGGCCGTGGCCTGCGGATCCACCCCGGTAAGACGGAGTGCATCGTGCTGGATCACAGCGGCAACTGCGTCCGCTTCTGGGGCGACATGCACGCTTTCCTGGAGAAGGGCGTCAGCGAACTGGACGACGGCAAGAAGAAGCCGCGCGCCAAGGTGATCGAGCGCGAGAAGAAAGCAATGACATGCTCGAGCTGCTCGCACGTCCACATGCCGATGCCGGCATGCCCATCCTGTGGCCATGTCTACAAGAAGAAGCAGGGCATCGAGCATGTGCCTGGTTCGCTCAGCGAGGTCGCAGGCAAAAAGGCCTCGGGCCCGACCAAGCAGGACAAGCGCGATTTCTACGCGCAGCTGAACTACATCGCCGCAGAGAAGGGCCGCAAGCAGGGCTGGGTCGCGAACAAGTACAAGGAGAAGTTCGGCGACTGGCCCGACTACAACGAGGTCCCGCGCTACATCACGCCGATGCAGCCGTCCGCCGCGGTGCTGAACTGGGTGAAGGCGCGCGACATCGCGTTCGCGAAGGCTAAACGCGCATGAGCGACTTCCTTCAATTCGTCCAGGCGAACGGCATCATCGTGCCGGATACCTTCACGCCAGGCCGCTGGATCCGCTGCAAGACGGTCACCCATCCGCGCAAGCCGAACGGCGCCATCAAGCTCGCCGACGACGGGCTTATCGGCTGGTGCCGAGATTTCGCCGCGCACCTCGAGACGTTGACATGGCGCGCCGGCGATACCGACGCGGTGGCGGCGCCGATCAGCCGCGCCGAGATCGAGCGGCGCCAAGCCGAGCGCCGCGCCGAACTGCGTGAAGCAACGCTTGCCGCGCGCGCCTATTACGACCGGTGCGCACCGCTGCGCGGCAGCCACCCGTACCTGGTCAGCAAGGGCCTGGGCGTGGCCGGTTGCGTTGGGCTGCGGGTCGATGCCAAAGGCTGGCTTGTAATCCCGATGCTCTACAACGGCAAGGTGCTGAGCCTGCAGCGCATTTCGCCAGAGGGCGATAAGAAATTTCACGCCGGCGCCACCACCAAGGCCGCCTATTACGTCATCGAGCGCCCGGGCGCCGCGCTGACGGCCCTCGTAGAGGGCTTCGCCACCGGCCTGACCATCTTCCAGGCTGTGCCTACCTGCCGCGTCATCGTCGGCTTCAACGCCGCCAACCTGCCTGTCGTCGCCGAACGCATGGCGCGCTTCGGCATGGGCGTTGTGTGCGCCGACAACGATTGGGAGACCGCCGCGCGCATCGGGCGCAACCCGGGCCTAGACGCTGCGCGCGCCGCCGCTGAGGCGCTGGGCGTGGGCGTCGCCTTCCCGCAGTGCGCAGGGACCGACTGGAACGACTACGTGCAAGAGCAGGTCGAGCAGGCCGTCGCCGGCCAGTCCTTCAGCTTCAGCCGCAAGCGCACTGTCCTGCAGATTCAGGTCAGTGCCTTCGCCGACGTGAAGCTGAAGGTGATGCGAGAGGCGCGGCTGCTGCGCACGAAGTAGGGCAGTAGAGGCGCTCGAAAGTGAGGGCGTCTTGGAAAGGGTCTGCGTAAGGTGCGGACCCTTTCCAAGATTGAAGGGGCGCAGGAATTGCACCCCAGGTGGAGCGGACGACACCAGAAAAAACGTGCAAGGGCCTGAATCGGCTCACACCGCGAAAAGACCGACGGCGCCGTTGAACACCAGGGCACAGCACGAACAAGGCGCAGAGGGGGCCTTGGCGAGGCCTGCGAGCACAGGCCGGACCGAACAGAGGTACAGAGTTGGAATGCTTGGCCCGTTTGGCAGGCGCATTCAAACGAGTGCGCCAATCGAAAGGGCGAGGGGGCGGCCTGGGCGAGCCGTTGCGGACATGACCACCCGCGAATACGTCACTTTCGATATGAGTTTTTGCTGATTTTGCTCGGGGCCAGGAACACCTAACCCCCATACCTATCAACTACGGAGGGGTCCAACCAACCCCTCTAAATGACAACTATGGCCAAAACAAACGTGACCGACCAGCACCAGGCGCTGCCCCAGAAAATCGAGCAGCGCCTGGCCGAATTACTCTCGATGGGCGAGTTCGATCAGGGCGACGTGGCGCACTGCCGCCGTAGCTACTGGGGCGCACGCGCCGACTGGCACAAGATCCTGATCGACTGCCACGCCGCCGCCCTGGCGCGTCAGCGCGGCGCCAGCGCCAGGGCCAGCCCGGCCACAACTGCAGCACCGCGGCCCGCGCGCCCAGCACCAATGGCGCGCGCCGGCCGCGCGCCAGCGCAGGGGGTGCCGGCATGACGAAAAATGTATCTGTCATCGTGGAGCTGCCGTTTCCCGATCGTCGCTTGAACCCGAACAGCTCGAAGGGCAAGCACTGGGCCGCCACCGTGGCGCTGCGCAAGGCCGCGCGCGCCGATGCCGCGCTGCTCACTAAAGCGGCTGGCGCTGGCGGGATCTTCACGCCCGACCAGTAGCTGGGGCTGGTGATCACGTTCATTCAGCCCGACCGCCGCGCCCGCGACCGTGACAACCTGCTGGCGGCCTGCAAGCCGATGCTCGACGGCGTGGCCGACGCGCTGGGTGTGAACGACAGCCAGTTCGAGCCGATGACGATCCGGCGCCAGTACGGGAAGAAGCCGGGCATGGTGCTGATCGAAATCGACGGGGGGGTCGACCTATGAGCGCGAACGTCTTCAAGCGCGGCGGCGTGTGGCACTATCGTTTTCAGGTGGCCGGCACGCGCTACCGCCGCAGCACAGGGCTGACCAGCCGGCGCGCCGCCGAGCAGGTTGCGCAGCGAGAGTACGACGCTGCGGTGCTGCGCGCCAACGGCGGCGAGCCGGTGCCGACGCTGGCCGAGCTGGCGCAGGCCTGGATCGAGGTGCACAGGCCCGTGTCGAGCGCCGCGCACATCCGCAGCGTCGAGCTGTTCCAGCGCCTGCACATGTTCGACCTGGGCGGGAAGCAGATCAACGCCATCACCACGCTCGATGTCGAGCTGGCGCGCAACCTCTACCTGCAGACGCACAAGCCGGCCAGTGCGAACCACTGGCTGCGCATCGTGAAGCTGTTGACCATGTGGGCGGTCAAGCGCGGCATGCTGGCGTCGATGCCGTGGCATGTGCCGATGCTGAAGGTGCAGAAGCGCCCGAGGTCGATCCTGCCGCTGGATGCCGCCAAGGCGTGGTTCTCCGCCGTGGACCAGGCCGCCGGGCGCGCGCCGGCGATTGGCACGGCGGTGCGCCTGATGTTCGGCCTGGGCCTGCGCGAAGGGGAGGCGATCACCGCGCGCTGGGAGTGGATCGACTGGGCCAGGAAGACCTACACGCCCGGCATTACAAAGGGCAGGGAAGCGGATCCGTTGCCGATGGCCACCTGGCTGCGCGAGCACCTGGAAGGGCGGCGCCAGCCTGCAGGGCTGATCGTGGCCAAGCCAGACGGCCAGGCGTTCGCATCTGGCTTCGCCCGGCAGGCGATCCGCCGCGCCAACGACGCCTGCGCCGTCAAGGGCATCACGCCCCACCGCCTGCGCGGGACGTTCGCCACGCTGATGTCCGAGGCCGGTGTGCCCATCCAAACCGTGCAGCGAGTCATGCGCCACAAGAGCTTCACCACCACGATGGGGTATCTGGAGAAGAATTTAGATATCGCCGCACTGGCGCAGGAGCGGATCAGCGCAATTGCAGGGTTGTCCATTATTGCTGCACAGTTTGCGACGGGAGAATTATATTGTGGCTGACCCGAGCTTCGACGACAGCCACATTTAGCCGATGACTATACGAAGCTGGAAAAGCTGGTAAGCTTATCGTCGAAATGATGAGAGCGTTAAAAAGCCCGCAAACGCGGGCTTTTGTCGAAATTTTTATATAACCTAATGCGTCGCTTTCATGACTTTCGCAATATCGAGGCATGCTTTAGCAATTGTACTAATATCGAACGCAGATTTCGATTCTTTGTCTTGGTCTTTCTCTTTAGCAAACAGACCAACTAATAAAGAGATTGAAAGTATCGTGGGCACTGATCCAGACATTCCGAGAAGAACTAATGTGGTAATCTCTAATTCACTGAAAGCTCTCTCGGAATAGAATAAATACCCGATTGTGCCAGCAAATATACTGTACATGACAATAATTACTACGGTAATAACCCAGCCTATCGTTCGGATAAGCGCATGCTTTTGCTCAAGTAAATTACTGGAGAGACGTGCACGTCGATTTTCTGTCTCTTCAGCTGCCTTCTCGTCTTGAGAAAGCTGCGTATCTGGTGATTTTGGCGTAGATGGAGAAATATTTTCTACACCTGGCGAAAAACTACTATATGTAGAGCCTCGCAGCTGACTCGAGTCTGGACTCGGAGCAGGGGAAGGAGCGTTAGATACACCAGAGGGCAGGTTATAGTATTGGCCTCTAGGGTCGCTTGGCTTATCAGCCATGTGCTGACACCTCATTTTGATAAGCTTGTTGCACGAAATATTGCTTAATCAGTTCGTCACTGATATTTTCATTCGGCGCGGTTTTATCCCAAGGACCACCTGGCTCATGACTCATGCTGGAAAGTTGAGTCGCAGTGAAACGAGAGTATTGCATCCACACTCTGTCTAATATCTCATTGAATTTTGGGAGTGCTTTAGTATCCACAAAAAGTGGAATAAACTGTTCAGATTCAGCGTGATACTGTTTGAGGTAATCTTCTACCGGCATACTGCCGTAATCCTTTAAAGCGCGATAGACCGATGGAACAACCGGGCCATATTGCCAGCGAGAAAATCCCCCATCGATAAGAGCCTCGCCAGTTATCGCTAAATACCATCCATGCAAAAAATACATCATTTTTTGCAACTTCATTGGCGTAATATCGGCGGCGTCCTTATTAGCCCGCCACAAAACGTGGTTTGCCACTGGAAACGCATTCATCTTATGCTCCCTGGTAAGCGTCCAAGCTCAACAAGCATGTTGCCAGCTGGTCACTAGATTCACTCAAGCGCGAGGTGCGCAGGCACAAAGTACAGCAGCGACGCCGATGGTCGCTGTGGATAACTCTGCTTCTTGACTTTGTTCATAGAGCGTCATCCTGCGGCGGACGACTTAGAACATATGTGAAGTCTACATCAAATTTGATGCATCTGCTGCGGAAAGTCCTATTCGATCCGCCACAAAAATGACACAGCCCGTCGAAGCGTGCCCGTAGATTCAGGCTCTACGTTTGATTAATGATCAGCAGAAATCGGCGTCAAACGATCGGCAGGCACCGGGTCACCGAGAAAAGCTACATCTTGGCTGGCATCGATGGGTGGCGAGGCCGGCTTGTTCGGCAGCACTTTTTCTAAGGCGCGTCGGATTGCCCTGGAATACAGGAGAGGTGGGATAACCCCGTCCACGAATTTGGGCAGCACAATATTGGGATCGCGCGGCGCTCCCATCATCAAGACCTTGAAGTTTGGCTGAACAGGCTTCACCGCTGCAGAGATATAAGCCCCATCCTCGTAGCACACATGTGACAAAACGATCATCGCATCGAACTGTATGCAGTTCAGGGCGTTCAACACCCCGGCGCCTTCTGCAAAGCCGATTGCGTAGTAGTTCATGAAGCGAAGCATTTGGACAACAGATTCACGTTGGAGAGTGTTATCTCCAAAGACAAGTACAACGGTGGGCATATGAGGCGGTCGGAAGGTAGGTGGGGTGCGGAAGAGATCGTAATGCAGTTCGCATGCATCCACACCGTTTCCATGCAGATTGTTACATCCGGTTGTGCATTGGCAACAGTATCTTTCAGGAATGGCAAGACACGCGGCAGAAATCAAATGACGTTTACCCACAACAATGTAAAAAATAAATTCTTGGTCAGAAGAAATTTCTTGGTGGCATATGATACGCTGGGAGGGTCGTCTTTCGGAGAACCCCATGACCACCGCTACACTCGGCCTTTTCGCAGGCTCTAACCTCCGCCGAGTTCGCAAGGCGGAAGTCGTCGTTCAACCATTCGTGAAGGCGGATGGCCTCGAGACTTGTCTCGCCTGCTGGAAGAACTGGATCACTGGCGATCAGGATACCGACCTGGGCGTGAAGACCATGCGCGGCCTCGCTGGCGACGATATTGGCGGCCCGGATATCTACGAGGCGCAGCAGGATGCGGACCAGCGCATTGGCGCCGCAACCGACGCCATGATCAATAGCTTGAGCCGCATCCATGTATGGGCGATCTATCGTTCGTGCAGCATAGCCAATGTGTGGCGGTTCCCGAATGCAGACTTCGCCACGGTGGCCAGCGACGCGCGAGAGGAGCTGACCGTCAAGCTCAAGAAAAATGTTTGCACCACAACTCTGTTCTGATATAGTCGAGTCTTAGGCCGTCTTCGCACGTCCAGAGAAAAGCCCGAACCGTTAAACGTTCGGGCTTTTTCGTTTGCGGTCCACTTGTGCAGATAGTCATGGGGCGCGCCGATAGCGACGTCGAGATAGGCCATCCGTTACGAGATATATGAGCTGGCACTGGCCAGAGCAGGCGAGCGTCTACCCGGACGCGCTAACGCCGCCGGACGCTGTACCCGGCAACCTAATCTCCAATCCCTGGTGCACCCGGGGACTTAGCCGCCAGGCGCTGCAACGCACTGGCGGCTTTTTCATTTATGAGGTGCGTGATGCACATGAGCGTCGAAGACGAACTGTCCTGGCTGCGCTATACGATACAGCGCCAGGCTGCCCAGGCCGCCCAGGTGCAGCCATGAGCATGGCCGCCACGCACTACCGCCACCTGATCGTGCGCGCTGTCACCGGCAACCGCCCGGCCATGGTCTTCCATGTGACCGATGGTGCTGCCCTCGATCGCATCTGCGAGCGCCTGGTCGAAGCTGAGCGCGCCGCTGAGATCCTTCAGGCCAAGGGGTACGGCGCGCCGGGCCTGCTGCTGCATGAAGTCGCGGCGCTGGTGCCGGTCGTAGCCTGATGGTCTGGGGCACAAAGTCGCGGCACGAGCGTGGCTATGACAGCGCATGGGTCAAGGTCCGCAACCATGTGATGGAGCGCGACGGCGGCCAGTGCCAGCCATGCAAGCGCGCCGGCCGTATGACCCTGGCCCGTGCGGTTGACCACATGGTCAGCAAGGCCAAGGCGGCGACGCTGAACTGGACGCGCGCCAAGACCGATCACCCGTCCAATCTGGAGGCCATCTGCGATCCCTGCCACTCGGTGAAGACCGAGGTCGAGCAGGGCAAGAGCAAGCGTGTGAAGAGGGCAGCGGGCCCCGATGGGTGGCCTGTGTAGTGCTGAAGGGTATTCGCTATACGATTTAGCGACCTACCCAACAAGCTTTATCGCCGCTGGCCCAGCGAGTTAGATCAGCGGGTTTCGGCATATCGACACCGATCGCTTTCCAGCCTTTGATCGTGTAAAGCTTCAGCTCGGTACCGCTCACCGGGTGCTTCGCGAGTTCGATGATCGACATGTTCAACAACACCTGTTGCGCGGTCATTCGCTGCCGGATTGTTCCTGTTTGGGTGGCCCCATCGAATTCGCTTTCGCTCACGACAGGAGTGCCCATCGGGGATTGCTCCAAGCAGTTTTTTGCGATATCGCGCAGCTGGCGGAACACTTGATCAGGCAGCTGATAAACCTGAACAGCGCCATCGTAACTTGCTGGGTCAGCGCGGAGCTCGGCCACAGTATTAGTTACACAGCCACTGAGCAGTGTTGCCAGCGCCGCGGCGAACACTAACGCGCGAGCATCGACGAGCCAGTTCTTCTTGCATTGCATCGTTGGTATCTCCTATTTGTGGATTGGTTAGCGCAACCACTCGAACGCGCAGTGTACGGAGTAATTGCCAAATAAGCAATTCTTCCTTCTACTCCCGGGGGGGGCATCAAATCTCTGGGACTTTCGTTCAAGGGGACCGCCTGCCCCCTCTTTGTGCAGAACCGCGAAATGAAACTTTTTTTCTGGGATTGAAATCATGGCCGGACGGCGCCCGACACCCAGTGCGCTCAAGCTGGTCACGGGCAATCCGGGCAAGCGGCCACTGAACAAAAAAGAGCCAAAACCACGTACAAAAACACCAGTTTGCCCACCGCACCTCGATGCGAAAGGCAAGGCGGTGTGGAAAAAACTGTGCGCCCTGCTGAAACGCATGGGCGTGCTCACAGAGGCCGACGGCCTGGCGCTCGAGCGGCTTTGCGACTGCTACTCCGACATCCTCAAGTGCCGGGAACTGATCGAGCGCGACGGCCGCACTTACACGTCGATTGACCAGAACAGCAACCGACTTATTAAAAACAACCCTGCGGTCAACCAGCTGCGCGCCGCCGACGCGCAATTCAAAAGCTACCTGGTGGAGTTCGGCCTGACGCCGGCCGCGCGATCAAAAGTGAACGTGGACCTCCCGGATGGCGACAAGGAAAAAGACCCCGCCGCCGAATACTTCGGCTGACCCTGTTTCAGCGTACGCACACGAGGTTGTCGCCGGTAGCCGGATCGCCGGGCCCCATGTGCGGCACCAAAGCGCGCGCCACCTGGCCGACGTGGCCGAAGGTGCTAAGCGCGGTCTGGTGTGGGACGTTGCCGCGGCGCTGAAAGCGATCGGCTTCTACCGCGACGTGCTTAAGCTGAACGGCGGCGACTTCGAAGGCAACCCGTTCGAGCTGTTGCCATGGCAGCAGTTCGTGGTCGGCAGCATCTTCGGCTGGAAACGAGATGACGGGTACCGGCGTTTCCGCGTTGTTTACGTCGAGACCGCGAAGGGCAGCGGCAAGTCGCCGCTGGCAGCTGGCGTCGGGATGAAGGGCCTGGTCGCCGATGGCGAGCCGCGCGCGGAGATCTACGCCGCCGCGACGAAGAAAGACCAGGCGATGATTCTGTTTCGCGACGCCGTCGCGATGCACGACCAGTCACCTGAGCTGTCGAAACGCCTGACGAAAAGCGGCACCGGCGAGAAGGCCTGGAACCTGGCGTACCTGGCGACCGGATCCTTCTTCCGACCGATCAGCAGCGACGACGGACAGTCGGGGCCGCGGCCGCACATTGCCCTGGTCGACGAGTTCCACGAGCACAAGACCGCGACCGTGCTCGAGATGATGCGAGCGGGGACGAAGAGCCGGCGCCAGGCGCTAATCTTCATCATCACCAATGCTGGCGCCAGTCGTAAGTCGCCGTGCTGGAACTACCACGAGTACGGAGCCAAGGTTGCGCGCGGGGAGGCGCTAGACGATGCGCTCTTCCCCTATATCTGCGCGCTCGACGAGGAAGACGATCCGTTCGAGAGCGAGGATTGCTGGCCCAAGGCAAATCCGAGCCTGCAAGACGCGAATCTGCCCGGCTATAAGTACATCCGGGAGCAGGTGACCGAAGCGAAGGGCATGCCTTCGAAAGAGGCGATCGTCCGCCGGTTGAATTTCTGCCAGTGGACGGATGCCGAATCCCCTTGGATCAGCCACGAGGTTTGGAAAGAGGCGAAGCTCGACTACGAGGTGGAATCGCTGCGCGGGCGCCGCGCCGTGGCCGGCCTCGACTTGTCGAGCACTACCGACCTTACCGGCCTGGTGTTTCTGGTCGAGCCGGTCGAGCCTGGTGAGCCATGGAAGCTGGTGCCGTATGCCTGGCTTCCGGACGACAACTTGGCACGGCGGGCGCAGCAAGACATGGTGCCGTACGTGGATTGGAAGGCGGAAGGCCTACTTGATACAACGCCTGGGCGTGCGATCAGCAAGCGAATCATTCTGCAAAAGCTGTCGGCCATGTGTGATTTCTTCGAAATTACAGCGTGTGCGTATGACCGCTGGCGCATCGAAGACCTGCAGCAGCTGGCCAGCGATGACGGAATCAGCCTGCCGCCTATGGAAGCATTCGGCCAAGGCTACAAGGACATGAGTCCGGCCATCGAGCAGTTCGAAACAATGCTGCTGAATGGAGAGATCGCGCATAACGGGCACAAGGTTCTCACCATGTGCGCCGGCAACGCGGTCACTGTCCAAGACGGTACCGGCAGCCGCAAGCTCGACAAGGAGAAGGCGACCGGCCGGATCGACGTAATTCTCGCTGCCGTGATGGCCGCTGCCCTGGTCATCCGCGCGGAGCCGAAGAGCACCAAAATTAACCAAGGCTTCGTGATTCTCTGATGAAAAACCCATTGAAAATGCTGGCGGAAGTCTTCCGAGACGAGCCGTCACCGGCCGCCAGCGCGCGCCAGGAACCGGTCATCGACGCGCAGAACAGCACGACGCTGGTCAAGTCAAGCGATCCGCAGGTGATTGCAATGCTGGGCGGAGCCCCTGCTGCCTCAGGGTTCGCTGTCACCGCGGAATCCGCGATGCGCGTGTCGGCTGTGTTCGCTGCAGTGCGGCTGCTGGCCGGCGGCATCGCCTCGCTGCCAGTAGCAGTGTTCCGGGAAGGTGATGAGGGCCGCGAAGTGATCCGGCCGGACCTGTGGTGGTTGCTAAACGAGCAGCCGATCGCGAACTGGACGGCCGCCTCCATGTGGGAGTGGGTCGTTCAGTCGATCTGCCTTCGCGGTGACGGATTCGTCGAGATCGTGCGCTCGGGCGCCGACGTCAAAGCGCTGCGTCCACACCATCCGGACATGGTCAGCGTGAAGCGAGTAGGCGATAGCCTGCTGTACTCGGTCAGCGACGACGTTTCCAGTCTGCGTCCGGTGCATCAGGACGACATGCTGCATTTCCCCGGTTTCGGCTTCAACGGCACGCGCAGCATGTCGATCATCCAATGGGCGGCGTTCCAGTCCGTAGGTATCGCGCTGGCGGCTGACACGTTTTCCGCCAGCTTCTACGCGAACGGCGCGGCGCCGAAGCACCTGCTTGAAGCACCTGGCGAGATGGACGAGGACCAGGCCGACCAGCTGCGCGACGCATACCGCAAGAAGAACTCTGGAGCACATAACGCTGGCCTGCCGCTGGTGCTCACCCAGGGCGTGACGCTCAAGGAAATGAGCATGTCCGCCGGCGACGCCCAGCTGCTCGAGTCTCGCAAGTTCCAGGTGATCGATATCGCCCGGGCCTTCGGTGTACCGCCGCACATGATCGGCGCGCAGGAAACGACCAGCTCATGGGGCACCGGCATCGAGCAGATGTCGATTGGCTTCATCCGCTGGGCGCTGCAGCCGTACATCAACAGGATCCGGCAGGAGCTGAACCGCAAGCTATTCCGCCGCGCGTCGCCGTTCGTCGAGCACAAGATGGAAGCGCTGCTGGCGGGCGACTCGAAAGCCGAAGGCGAGCACATGCGCCAGGCGGTCGGCGGCTCGCAGGGCCCTGGCTGGATGACGATCAACGAGATCCGCAAGATCAAAAATTTGCCCGCGATTGCTGGCGGAAATGTGCTGTATCGGCCAGAAAAATCCAGCAACCCGCCAACAAAACCGAAGGAAGAAGATGAAACAGCTGGTGCAACTGATCCGGAATAACTCCAAGCGTGAGCCGGCCCGCATCGTCGCCGAGGACAAACCCGACACCCTGTTCCTGTACGACGTGATCGACCCATACTGGGGCATCGGCGCGAGCGACTTCAATAAGTCGCTGGCCGCGATGGCAGGCAAGAAGGTCACGCTGCGCGTGAACTGCCCGGGCGGCGACGTCTTTGACGGGCGTGCAATGGCCGCGGCGATCGCGCAGCACGGCGACGTCCACGCGGTCATCGAAGGCGTGGCCGCGAGCGCTGCCACCTTCGTCACCGCGGCGTGCGCATCGATCACCATCGCCAAGGGCGCCCTGTACATGATCCACAACGCCTGGACGATGGCCTACGGGAACAAGTCGGACCTGCGCCAGACGGCCGATCTGCTCGACACGATCGACGGCACCATCCTCGACGACTACGAGCGCCTGACTGGTCAGCCTCGCGAGCAGCTCGCCGCCTGGATGGACGCTGAGACCTGGTTCAACGCTGACCAGGCAGTCGAGCATGGCTTTGCCGGTTCGGTTGCCGAATCCGGCGCCGCGAAAAACTCCTGGGATCTGTCGGCCTACAAGAATGCCCCGCAGCCGCCGGCGCCTGCCGATGACGGCGAGCAGTGGGAGGCGCTGCGCCAGCGCAACCTGAACCGCCTGCGCATTCACGAACTTGGATAGCGCGCTCGCGCAATCCATCCACCGGCCGCCCTGAGCGGCCTTTTTTACGTCTGTCACACAAGGAAAACGGATGAAATCCATTCAAGCATTGCGCGAGCAGAAACAGCAACTCGCCCGCGAAGCACGCGCCCAACTTGCCGAGAAGGGCGATCGCGTCTGGACGAAGGAAGACCAGGTCATCTTCGACAAGCGCTCCGACGATATCGAAGCGATCGACAACCAGATCAGCGCCGTCGAGCGCGTGATGGCTCTCGAAACCGAGAAGGATCACACCGACGTCGAGCAGTTCCGCCGCAATCCTGAAAACCGCGCCGAAGCGGAAGCGCGCGCTGCCTTCGCGAAATTGGTGCGCCACGGCCCGTCGGCGCTGACGAGCGAAGAACTGCACAAGGTGCGGAATGTCACCTCGACGGGCGTCGGTTCGCAAGGCGGCTATACCGTCCAGACCGACGTCGCCAAGGAGCTGATCGACACGCTAAAGGCTTACGGCGGAATGCGCGGCGTGGCCGCAAGCATCACCACCAGCCAAGGCAATGCGCTGAGCTATCCGACCTCGGATGGCACCTCGGAAGAGGGTGAATGGGTGCCAGAGAATGGCCAAGCGACTGCGGGTGACCCCAGCTTCGGCACCGTGGGCCTGAATGCCTTCAAGGCGAGCACCAAAATCATCACCATCCCGATCGAGCTGCTGCAGGACAGCTCGATCGACATCATCGCGATGGTGAACAAGCGTCAGCGTGATCGTCTGGGCCGCACCATGAACAAAGGCTTCACCATCGGCACCGGTACCGGCCAGCCGACCGGCTTCGTGACTGCTGCGAGCGTGGGCAAGGTCGGCGCCACCGGTACCGCCACTGCACCGACCTGGGAAGACCTGGTCGACCTGCAGGAATCGATCGACCAGGCCTACAAAGACGCCGGCACCTGCCGCTTCATGATGCACCAGCAGACCCGCAAGGCCGTGCGCAAGCTGAAAGATGGCGCGGGCCGCCCGATCTGGGCAGAAGCGTATGAAGCCGGCATCAAGTCGGGCATTCCAGCGCAGCTGCTGGGCGAAGACGTCGCGATCAACAACGACATGGCCCAGCCCGGCGCCAACGCAAAGTCGATCGGCTACGGCGACTTCTCGAAGTACATGATTCGCGACGTGCTCGACCTGATCCTGTTCCGCTTCGAAGATTCGGCCTTCGCGTCGAAGGGCCAAGTCGGCTTCCTGGGCTGGGCGCGCGCCGGCGGCAATCTGCTGGACGCGAACGGCATCAAGATTTTCCAGCACTCGGCCACCTGATCAACCTGCGGCCGGCTGACGCTGGCCGCATCACCTGGAGAGCAATATGGCAGAAGCCAAAAAGAAGAAGGCGCGCGTGCTTGTCGCATGCGAGCTCGGTCAACCGAACGACGTCGTCGAGGTCGACGCAGCGCAGGAGAAGGCGCTGGCAGATGTGGTCGACACGTCGCCGGAAGCGGTCGCCTACGCTGAATCGCTGGCCGCTGAGCAGTAACCACCAGGGCAGACCGCCATGACCCACCTGCATATGACCCCCATGGTCTCGACCATCCGCGTGTACGACGCGCCGGGCGGCTACGAGGAACGCCGGAAGTACCTGGGAATCATGACGGTCAGCCACCTGACTGACCGTGTCGCCTGGGTGCACGGCGCCGTCGGCCAGATCACCCGCGCGACACACGCGCAGGCCATGGCCATGCTCGCCGCGCGTGGCGTCACCACGGTGATGTACGAGCGGCGCGGGCAAATGAAAACAATAAGCTTGAAATCGAAGGAATAGATATGGCGCAGCAATTCTCCGTCGCGGTGCGTAATGCCCGCCTCGATGCAATCGAGTCGGCCATCGGCGCGGCGCCAAAACTGCGCTTCTACAGCGGCGCTCAGCCGGCCAGCTGTGCTGCGGCGCGCACCGGTACGCTGCTGGCGGAATTGGCGCTGCCTTCCGACTGGATGGCTCAAGCCGGCAGCGGCGCCAAGGCTTTCTCCGGAACATGGGCGGGCACCGGCGCAGCTGCTGCCGGTATTGGTACGAACATCGGCCACTTCGCGATCTTGGATTCCGCCGGCACAACCTGCCACCAGCAGGGCAAGGTCGGCGCCACCGGCGACGCCACGGCCGATATGACCGTCGACAACCTGAGTCTGGCTCAAGGCCAGTCGATCGCGGTTACGGCGTTCACCCTGACCGAAGGTGGCGCGTGATGAAGCGATACTACTTGACCGACATCCTCGGCACTGGCGAGGCCGACATCGACGAGTTCCGCCCTGTGCCAGCGGAATACCGGGCCAACTTCTCCTGGTCGATGCCATCGGACGAGGACGGCATGCCGCTCAACGACTGGGGCCTAGTGGAAGTCAGCCTGGCAAGCGATGCGGCGCTGGCAGCCATGGCCGCCGATCCGCGGCTCGACCCGCTGCCTCACGTGGCGGTCGGTACGCTGATCGGAGAAATCGACCCAGATGCCCTCCAGCTGCTACGCGCGGCCCTGATCCGGCGCGGCATTAATGTCGATGCCGTAGACAGCGCGTCGACCTTCGCGGGCATCCTGGACAATATCACCTGGCATTCCAACCACCCGTAAAGCATGGCGAGCCCAATTTTTACGGATGGGTTTGAAGCGCCGGATGGAACCCTGCTCGAGGCGTATTCGGCCTCATGGGTGCGCTCGACCGTATCGGGCAACACCGGCCCGTTGCAAATTACGGCTGGGCGGGCGGTCCAACAGAGTTCGACCGCCGCTGTTTACTGTCGTAGCGATGTTTCACCGCCGAGTCCAAATTACGACGTCAGTGCCACGCTGTTTTTCAACAGTAGCAAAAATTCGCCATCGGTAGGCGTCTGCGGCCGTATGGCGGGGCCTGGTAGCGCGCCCATCACCTTCTACCAGGCGCGCCTGGTAAACAACGGTTCCGGCATCGTGCTGGCGCGGTTCCTCAATGGGACCACCGTTACACTGTCTTCGGTCGCAGCCAGCTGGTTGTTTGGCGAAGACCCGTTGCTGACGCTGCGGATGGATGGCGCCCAACTTAGCGTCCTGCTGAATGGCGCGCTGGTCCTTGGGCCGATAACGGACGACCGCATCACTGGCGCCGGATACACGGGCCTGCGATTCGCCAGTGCCAACACCGACCAGCTACGGGCAGACAACTTCATCGTTACGCCGCTGGACGCGGCGCCGGGTGCAGTCAGCGCCGTGCTGAATGCGATGCTGGAAGGGCCAGCGCTCAGCAGCTCCGCGCAGACGCAGGCATCTGCTGCGCTCTCCAGGACTCTCGAGCCGGCGACCCTGTCATCGACGGGACGGCTCGCCTCAACGGCCGGCATGGCCAAGACGCTGGAGCCCGCCGCACTTGCAGCTTCAGCGCACGTCGCGCCTGTTAAGCCGGTGCCAGAAGGCGTCGAGGTGACCCTTTCGAAAGTGCTGGACAGCCCGACGCTCATTGCGGCGGCCAGGCTGGCGGTCAAGGGCTCGCTGTCATCGACGATTGCCGGTCCAGCCCTGGTAGCAGCTGCAAAAGTAGCAGGAGCGGTGGCGCCGCCGTTTGATATTTCCAAGATCCATCCGTCCCGCATCGTCGTGTTCGAGGGCAGCGGTAGCCGCGTTACGCCCTTCGAGGGCAGCGGATCGCGCGTCACGATTCACGAGGGCAGCGGTTCCCGGCTTACCCCTTTCGAGGGGAGCGGCAGCAGAATTACGAGGTTCCAATGAGTATGAAAGAACCGACCCTAATCGGCGATCGCTGGACGGTCGACCGCGACGCGGACGAGATCAGCTACTACGGCGCCGACATTACCCAGGAACTGATCGACCGGGCCACCACGGCCGCATCGGTGGCGCTGGTCCTGGTGGGTGTGGCGCAGGTCGAGCTGCCCGAGATCGTGGTGGCATCGCTGGAAGGCGTCGAGCGCACGTACATCGTCGCGCTGCTGGGCCCGATCGCTGAGCCACCGCCCGAGGGCTGGAAGTGGGTGGCGCGCGTCACGTGCGCGAACGGCGAGCGATTCGACAAAACGACCTGGTTCAACGAGGTGGATCCATGACATACGACGTATCCAAACTGCCTGCCGTGCGCGCCCAGCTCGAGCGTGATATCGCTGCAGCTAAGACTGGTCAGAGCGGGCAGTCAGCGCCGGTGCCGGAGTACGCACGGGCGCCGATCTCGACCGGCGGCCAGGCCGGCGCAGGCCGGCCGCCAGCAACACAAGGAACGACCCGATGACGAAGCGACAAATCATTCCGCCGGCGGCCATGGCGGTGTCGATCGAGGCCGCGCGCCGCGCCGCGCGCGCCAGCGGCACCTCGCTTGATGCAGAGCTCGAGGATAAGGTGCGGGGCATCACCGAAGAAGTGGAGCACAAGATCGGCCGCGCGCTGATCACCCAGACCTGGGAATTGACGCTCGACTTCTTTCCCGCCGCCGGCGCGATCAAGCTGCCGATGGCGCGCCTGCAGCAGATCGAGCACGTGAAGTTCCACGCTGTGGATAACTTGCTGCGCACGCTAGACCCGCAGGACTACCTGGTCGATGTAAAGAGCGAGCCGGGCTGGATCCTTCCGGCGACGGGCCGAACATGGCCGGCGACGCAGCAACGCATGAACGCGGTCGAAGTGCAGTACGTGTGCGGGTATGGCCCGAATGAGGCTGATGTGCCACCAGCTATAAAGGATTACATCCTGGGCGTGCTCGAGAACCACTACTACCCGAACCCTAACGCCCACCACCTTGCGCGCCGGCTCGATCGCTTCGTGGTGTACGGATGACGGCGCCGTTCCGCCTCGACGAGCAGGTGACGATCGAGCAGCGCACTGTCGAGAAGGATCCGCACTACGGCACCGACATCGAGGGCAGCGAGGCTTGGGTGCCGGTTGCGGCCGCGATCTGGGCCAATGCCCAGGACCTGTTGCCGAGCCGCGGCGAAGCGGCATCGAATGGCCTGATCACCGCGGTGACGCGCACGCGGCTGAGGATCCAGAACGACGAGCGAATCACCGCCGCCATGCGCGTGGTCCTGCACGGCAAGGGCGGCCGCGTGATGCAGATCATTGCCGGTCCGGCGCTGCTGGACGACCGGCGGCATGTTGAATTCATGCTGGAAGGGTATTCGCATGGCTAATGAAGCAATCACCGGCGGGCGCGAGCTGGACGCTTTCTTGCAGCAGGTGTCCGTGAAAGTCGAGAAGAATATCCTGCGCGCTGCGTTACGCGCCGGTGCCAACGAATTCAAGAAGGACGCCCAGCAGCAGGTTCCGGTCGACGAAGGGGATTTGCGCCGCAGCGTGCGCGTGTCGACCCGGTCGAGGAAGGGCACGGTCTATGCCTACCTGAAAGCGGGCGGCCGCCGCGCTCCGCATGCGCACCTGGTCGAGTTCGGCACGGCGGCGCACAAGATCATGGCGAAGACGGGCAGCGCGCTCGTGGTCAATGGCAAGGCGGTGCGCGACGTCGACCACCCTGGGGCCAAGGCTAAGCCATTCATGCGGCCGTCGTTCGATACCGGCGCGCAGTCGGCGCTGGTCGCGGTCGGCGCGAAGATTCGCGAGCGCCTGACGAAAGAGAACATCAACGTGCCGGCGCCGGAGGGCCTATGAGCGTGAAAGTCATCCGCGCGCTGCTGCTCGGCGCCGCCGCAGTTATAGCGCGCGCACCCGGCGACCGTATTGCGGCCGGCAACGTGTCCGTCGACAAGGGCCTGCCAGCGATCGGCATTACTGAGGTTGCCACCGTGCCGATCGGAGCGTTTGACGCCCAGGCAGAGGCAACGATCGTGACCAGCCGCGTGCAGGTGACGGTGGTCGGAAAGCCATATCCGGACGTCATCTCGCTGATCGACCTGGTGCGGCGCGCATGCAACTTCGAGCGCGGCCAGATCGCCGGCATCGACGTTGTCAGCGTGCTGCGCGACACCGTCGGCCCGGACATGGAAGACGTGGCTGGCAACACGATCAAAACCATCGACTTCAAGGTCACATACCACGAGCCGAACTAGCAGTATCAGCAACTTCACCCCGGGCCCGCACAGCACTCGCTTGCGGGCCTTTTTATTTCAAAGGAAACGAAATGGGCCAAGCCTCCGGCGTATTCAAGCAGGTCACCTACAAAGTGGAGACCACCTACGGCGTCATGCCTGCCGCCGGCGCGGCGCAGGCCATGCGTCGCGTCACTTCGTCGCTGGACATGACGAAAGACACCTACCAGTCGGCGGAAATGCGCCCAGACTTTCAGATGGCCGACTTCCGGCATGGTCTGCGCAAGGTGGGCGGCACCATCAACGGCGAACTGTCTGCCAAGACCTATGCCGACTTCCTTGCCGCTGTCCTGAAGAAAGATTTCGCGGCCGGCGCGACCGTGACCGGTGCATCGTTCACCATCGCCGGCGCGGCCGGCGCCTGGACGATCACGCGCGCCGCGGGTTCCTGGCTGACCGATGGCGTCAAGGTCGGCGATGTCGTGCGCCTGACCGCTGGCGCATTCAATCCGGCGAACCTGGACAAGAACATCCAGGTGACCGCGTTGACCGCCACGGTCCTGACCGGCATTGTCCTGAACGCCTCCGCGCTGGTGGCCCAGGGGCCGATCACCGCCGCTACTCTGGCCGTCATCGGCAAGAAGGCATTCACCCCGCAGAGCGGCCACACCGACAAGTCGTTCGCCATTGAGCACTGGCATCCCGATGTGCCGGCGAGCGAAGTTTTCACCGGCTGCAAGGTCGCGAAGATGACCTTCACCCTGCCGGCCACCGGCATGGCTACCGTTGCCGTCGAGTTCGTAGGCAAGGACGTGACGCCGGGCGTGGCGCAGTACTTCGTGACTCCGACGCCAGTGACCCTCACCGGCACCATGGCCGCGGTCAACGGCGTGGTCAAGGTCGGCAATGCCACCGGCGGCACGATCACCAGCGCGACGATCGAGATCACGGCGGCCCAGTCGAGCGAACCCGGTATCGGTTCGAACACCGCTGACCAGGCTGCCACCGGCCGCGTGCTCGTCACTGGCCAAGTCACCGCGAAGTTCGATTCGACGAGCCTGCGCGATGCGTTCTACAACGAGACCGAAACCAGCGCCTATCTGGCGTTCACCGCGGACAACGCGCCCGCATCGGACTTCATGGCTTTCAGCCTGAGCCGCCTGAAGCTGAACGGCGCGTCGAAAGACGATGGCGAGAAGATCCTGATCCAGACAATCCCGTTCCAGGCGCTGCTCGACATCAACGGCGGCGCCGGCAAGGCCACCGAGATGACCACCCTCAGCGTGCAGGACAGCGCCGCTTAAACCCTTCGCCGCCACCGTGCGGCAATCCTGGCACCGACCAGCTGCCGTCGCCTTTCGCGGGCGCGGCAGCTGGCACGGGCATTTATTACTCCGCGAAAGAGAAAACCATGGACGCCATTGCACAACCATCCGACCTGCTGAACAAACTCGTTGACTCGCTCGATATCGACGCCTTCGACGATATCCTCAGCGGCAAGCTGTTCCTCGTGAACCCGAAGACCAAGGAGCCGACCAGCACCTTCATCGAGCTGGCCAGCCCGGAGCACGGTGCCCGCAAGCGCATCGACCTGGCGCGCACGCGCAAGCTGCGCGCGGAATTCTCGGCGAACGGCAAGATCGCTTCGTCCGATCCGCTGGAAGACATCGAAGACGAGACCGACTACCTGGTCGCCGCGTGCCTGAGCTGGAATATGACCAAGGCCGGCCAGCCGCTCGAGTTCAACCCGGCGAACGTGCGCGCGCTGCTGACCGACCCGACCAAGCAGTGGCTGCGCGGCCAGGTGCGCGCCGGCATTCAGAAGACCGAGCTTTTTATCGCCGCCTCCGCGAAAGCCTGACGGACTGCGCGCGCGCCGAGTATGAGCTGTCGGCGCGCCAGGGTGACGGCGCTACGCTGCGCACCCACCTGCAGCGCGCCGCCAAGAATACCGGCGTGCCGGACCGGCGCCTGGACATCGACTGGCCGCGCACGGGGCGCGCGCTGTGGGATGCGTTCCGGCGTATCGGCCGATCCATGGGCCCTAACGGGCCCGGGCCGATCCTGCCGGAGAACATCCTGGCGTTCCAGCAGCTGCACGGCGTGCGGTTCTCAGCATGGGAGCTGGAAGTGATCGAGGCCTTCGACGAAGTCTCGCTGGATGCAATTCACAAGCAACAAAGCAATTCGGCCTGAGCGCGAGCGCGCTCGGCTTCCACTCGAAACCCTGGGCCGCCGCGAGCGGCCCTTTCCTTTTGGAGCAGCTCATGATCGTCGGCGACATGGAAATCCGGCTGCGCGCCGATATCGCGCGCCTGCAGCGCGATATGGATTCGGCGCGCCAAGTGGTTGGTAACGCGACTGCTGGCATGGAGCGCGCGGCGAACGCCGCCAAGGGTGCGATCGCTGGTATCGCCGCTGGCTTCGGTTTCCAGCAGTTCGCCAGCATGGTCGATGAGTACCAGAAATTCACTGCACAGCTAAGGCTAGCGACACAGTCGCAGCGCGAGTATGCAACTGCCTATGCCGAGGTGAAGCGGATCTCGACGCAGTCCACCCAAGGATTGCAGGAAACCGGCGTGCTTTATGCCCGTATCGCAAACGGCACGCGTGAGCTCGGTGTCGCTCAGCGGCAGGTAGCGGCGATCACCGAGACGGTGAACCTGGCGCTGCTGGTTTCCGGCGCCACTGCTTCGGAATCAGCATCAGCCCAATTGCAGCTCTCTCAGGCATTCGCAGCTGGCGCGCTTCGTGGAGAGGAATTCAATGCCGTGAACGAAGCGGCTCCACGTCTGATGCAGGCACTTGCCGATGGCATCGGTGTACCCGTTGGCGCGTTGAAGAAGATGGCCGAGGAAGGGAAAATCACTACCGACGTCATGACTCGGGCGCTGGGTGACGAAAAGCTGATTGCCGTTCTACGTGAGCAGGGTAAGGAAATTCAAACCATCGGCGGGGCATTTACTGTCCTGAAAAACAATGTGATGGAATTCGTTGGCATCCAGGCCAATGCCAGCGGTGCTGTTTCCGGGGTTGTATCCGCAATTGGGCTGCTATCAAATAATCTGGGGCTGCTCGCTGGTGTCATTACTACTTTAGCCGCATCTAAGCTGACCACCATGTTCGCTGGCTGGGGCGTGGAGACGTACAAGCAGGTCGTGGCTAATGCTGCACTCCGCACGTCGACGCTGGCCGGCGCAGTGGCATCGACTGAAGCTGCCGCTACTATCTCTGCAGCGAAGTTGGCAGAGGCTCAAGCCAATGTGCAAGCCGCCGCTACGGCCGCTAACCTAGCTAATGCGCGGGTAGCGGAACTGCGGTCGGCTGTCTTGGCAGCAGAGGGAGCCGTAGCATTGGCGGTGGCGACCAATGGCCTGATTCCGGCGCAGACACGCGCGATTGCGCTGAGTGAAGCGCACAGCATCGCTCTTGCCCAGCAGGCAGTCGCGGGAAACGCTGCAACTGTCGCGGCAGGTGCAGCCGGAGCCGCTCTAACTGCCCAAGCGGCTGCTACCGGCGTCGCCGCGCGAGCTATGGGCGTCCTGCGCGGCGCCATGATGTTCATGGGCGGCCCAATCGGCGCCATTGTGACGCTGCTGGGGCTAGGGGCAACAGCGTGGATGGTTTGGGGAAATTCGGCAAAGGAGGCAAACGATAAAACAGCCCAGTCGGTCGAGGAAACCCACGAAGAGGTTATTAGCCGTATTCAGAAGCAGATCGACAAACTGAACGAACGGGCTGCTCTCGCCAAAGCGCAACCGAACCTCAAGGTCGAAAACGCGGCAGACTTGGATCGCCTCGCAAAGCTGTGGACCGAATACAACGATGCGAAAAATGGCACTGGCAAATTTGCAAACGCAACTGCTGAGTATCGAGGAGTTTTTGAGCGCATTGCATTGCGGGAGCATGCCGAGCTTCTGAAAAATCTGACTGGCCTGCAAGCTGCTCAGACCACCGTTGCCCAAAAAGGCGTCGACGCCCGCGTGGCTGCATTTATGAAGGAGAATGCCTCCAAAAAAGAGCAGATGGCGGCTGAACTTAAAGCTATCGAAGACCTTAAAGGCAAAACCGGCGAATACGAAGAGATGGTCCGTCGCATTCGCGCGAAGTACGCCGAGAAAGGGAATGAACAAGCGATCAAGCAAGAAGCTACCGCCTATCAGAACCTGGTTACGTCGATCGGCGAGAAAGCCGCAGCTAACGAGCTCGAGCTGAACGGATATGCCAAGCTATCCGATTCGCAGAAGATGTCGATCAAGCTGGACGAGGCGATCGCATCAGGCAAGAACAAGCTCACGCCGGCGCACGTCGCGGAAACGCGCGCGCTGATCGCCAAGGTGGCCGCCCAGGAAAGTGCTATCGAAGAGGGCGCTTTCTACCTGCAGCAGGCAGAGCAACAGGCCCAGCTGTCGGCTGCTGCAATCAAGGCCGCCGATGACGAGGCTGATCGCAACGAAGAACTGGCGCGCACCTTCGGCATGTCCAAGGTCGCCATCGAGCAGATTACACTGGCGCGCCTGGAAGAAAAGCTGGCCCAGGCAGACACGTCCAAGGGCTACACGCGCGAGATCGCAGAGCTAGAGGCGGTCATCGATGCGAAGAAGCGCAGCGTCGCTGCTCTCGGCGAGCTGGAAGGCATGGAGGCGCTGCAGAAGGCGACGGAAAAAGCCCGCGCCGACCAGGTCCAACTGTGGGAATCGATTGAGAAGACCGCGCACGACACGTTCATCAGCATCTTCGATAGCGGCAAGTCGGCATTCGACCGCCTCAAGGACGCGCTGAAGAATGGCCTGTATGAGCTGCTCTACCAGATGACCGTGAAGAAATGGATCATCAATATCAGCGGTCAGATGAGCGGGATGGGCGGCCTTGCCCAAGCAGGCAGCGCGCTGGGAGGCGAGGGCGGCAGCAGCGCCGGCAGCATCTTCAGCAGTGCGTCGAGCCTGGTCAACATGGGCAAGACCATCTACTCGGGCTTCACCGGCGGGATCTCGGGCACCCTGGGCGGCTGGGCCACGTCGGCCGGCTCGATGTTCGGTTCGTCGGCAGTGTCTTCGTTCGGCGCCGGCCTGTCGGCCGCCGGGGGCAACACCGGCATGGCTGCGATGTACGCCTCTGCACAGACCTCCGGGAACCTGGCGGCCGGTGCGTCTGCCGGCATGAGCGCGGGGACCTATGCCATTCCGATCGCCGGCTGGATCGCGGCCGGCATGGCTCTGTCGAACAACCTGTACAAGCAGGGCTGGGATGCCAACAATGGCACCGTGAACTCGCTTGGCAAGGTGGTGAACGCACCGATGTTCTTAGCCAACAATATCCTCAAGGGCATCGGCCTGAGCGATTCGGCGGCCAACATCTTTGCCGGCATGGGGCCGATCTCCAAGCTGTTCGGGCGCAAGAATCCCGAAATCGAGGAGGGCGGCGTGCGCGGCTCGGTTACCGCGAGCGGCTTTAGCGGCGAGAACTACGCGAACATTCTGGAGAAGGGTGGCTGGTTCCGCAGCGACAAGCGGTACACCCAGACCAACGCCCTTAGCGCCGACCAGCAAAGCGGGTTTTCCGACAGCACGAAAGCGCTGATGGACGCGGCGCGCGGGTTCGCTTCTACACTCGGTGTCGAGGCGAACATCATCGACGGCTACAACAAGCAGATCACGCTGCAGCTCGGCGCCGACGAGGAGAAGAACAAGGAAGCGATCGCCAAGTTGTTCGGCGAGATTGGCGACGACCTGTCGCTGCTGATCCTGCCGTCGGTTGCATCGTTCTCCACTGCCGGCGAGAGCGTGAGCACGACCCTGCAGCGCCTGGTGTCGGATTACGCAACCATCGACGAGGCGTTCACCGCCATCGGCACCACATTCGGCGCTGTCGGCGTGTCGTCGCTGGGCGCGCGCGAGCAGTTCCTGGCGGCGGCCGGCGGCGTCGAAGCGTTCGCCACCAGCACCGCGTTCTTCCATCAGAACTTCCTCTCCGAAGCGGAGCGGAATGCGCCGGTGATGAAAGCGGTCACCGAGCAAATGGCGGCGCTCGGCCTGGCCAGCGTGGACACACGCGCGGAATTCAAGGACGCGGTGCTCGACCTGGTCAACAGCGGCGCGCTGACCACCGAGGAGGGGGCCAAGCGATATGCGGCGCTGATGAAGGTGCAGGATGGATTCGCCCAGGTCTACCCGGAAATCGACAGAACGGTGGCAGCACTGGATACGGCGACAGCGATGCTCGAGTTACAGGCTCAGATTTATGAGCTGACGGGTGACAAGGCCGGCGCCGCCGCGGTGTTGGCGCAGCAGCATGCGGCAGCATTGGCCGCGCTGGATCCAGCCCTGCGTGGCGCAACCCAGCAGTTGTGGGATCTACAGGCTGCTGCCAAGTCGACTGAGCAGGTGAAGGCGAGTGCCTCGGCGTTGCTCGGCGGGGTGGATGGGGCATTCTCCGCACTCCAGAAAGTGGTCGAGCGTGAGAAGACGGCAGTGCAGTCGAGCGTCGATGCGCACACGGCTTCGGTGACGAAGTTGCAGTCGCTGTCGCAAGCGCTGCGCAGCACGCTCGACGGGATGCAGTCGCCAGAGCAGAAGCTGGGCGCGCGCGCGGAAGGCCAAGCGCAGTTGCGCGCGGCACTGGCGATCGCGCAGGCCGGCGGCCCGCTGCCGGGCGCTGACTCGTTAAAAAATGCGCTTGCCGCTGTTCAGCAGGATGCATCGAACCAATTCAGCTTGTACACCGACTACCTGCGCGACGTGTACAAAACGCAGAACGACATCGGTGCTCTGGCCGGCATCACTGACATCCAGCTGTCGGTCGACGAGAAGGCGCTGAAGGCTGCGCAGGACCAGCTAGAAGCACTTGACGCGGTGTTGAAAAATGCCCAGGCGCTGATCGACGAGACGAAAGGCCAGTCGACCACGCTCATCTCGATCGAGCAGGCCATCCAGGCGCTGTATGGTGCTGTCGCCGCGGCGAACGCCAATCCGGTGGTGTCTGCTGGGACGGCGATCAACAACGCCTACCAGCAGTACTTGGGTCGCGCGCCCGACGCCGAGGGCTTCGAGTGGTGGAAGAACGCAGCCGCCGGCGGCGCGCCGATCGGGCAGATTGTCGGAGGCATCGCCAACTCGACCGAAGCCGACCTCAACCGCCTCTACAAGGAGGTGTTGGGACGGGCGCCGGACGCCGAAGGACTCGCATTCTGGAAGAGTGCCTACGGATCGACCATGAGCGAGGCGGAGAAGGCGGACTGGCTGAAGGCTGCACAGGAAGACGCGGCCGTCAAGGTCCCGGGCTTCGCCAACGGTGGCGACTTCGCCGGCGGTGTTCGCGCGGTTGGCGAGGTTGGTGTCGAAATTGAGGCCACCGGCCCGGCGCGCATCCACAGCACGCAGTCGCTGATGGACGCTCTGCGTAATCCGCCACGCGATAGCGACGCACTGGCTGCCGCAGTCGACCGGTTGTCTATGACGGTCGAGAGGCAGAACGTAGTGATCGCCCAGCAGGGCGCCGCGCTGGACCAGATACAGCGGAATACGCGGCGTCAGGCTGACACCTTGGATGTAGTTACGGAAGGAGGAAAAGGTATGCGCAACCAGGAGGCGACTGCCCAATGAGTTCAGCAGACTTCAAGCTGATCAAGCCGATCACGGTTACCGACGCCAAGCTGGTCAGCAGCAGCGTGCCAGAGGCGACGGTGGCCGAGTATGCAGCGGCTACGACCTACGCCGTCAGCGACACTCGGGGCGTCACGTCGGGTACCGCTCAGGACGTCTACCAGTCGCTACAGGCGGGGAATGTCGGTCGCACACCGGCTTCGTCCCCGACCTGGTGGAGGTTGCTGGGCCGGGTGTACGCCGCATACGTCAGCAGTGCGACATATGCGGTGGATGCAGTAGTCACGGACCTGGCCAACCATCAGCTTTACCAGTCGCTCATCGCCAACAACACCGGTAAGGCACTGTCTGACAAGCTTTCCTGGCTCCCGCTGGGCGCCACAAATCGATGGAAGATGTTCGATCGAGTGGTGAACAGCCAGACCACGGCGCCGAACTCAGTCTCCACGGTGATCGCTCCAGGCGAGGTAGTAAATTCGCTCACGATATTAAACGCTGCGGGCGCATCGGTGACTGTGATCCAGTCGGACAGCGGTTACACGCGCACCAGGTCACTGGTGACGCACAACGTATTGAGCTGGTACGACTTCTGGTATCAGGAGCCCCTGTGGGTCGGGGACACCGTGTTTGATGATATCCCGCCCTACATCAATTCGACAATCACCGTCCGCGTCGACAGCCCGGGCAACCAGGCCGCGATTGGCGGCTGGTTCCTCGGCAAGGCGAAGTTCATCGGCAAAACACAGTGGGAACTGGTGGCCGGCATTCTCAGCTATTCGACATCGGAAACCGATAAGTTCGGCAACACCACGCTGATGAAGCGCGAGAACGCCAAGAAGATGAATTTCGAGGTCGCTATCCCGCGCGGCTACGAGGACGAGGTCTATCGCTTTCTGCGATCGGTGGACAACACCGAAATGGTGGCGATCGCGTCGACGTACTGGGCAATGACGGTTTCATATGGTTATCTCGGCCAGTGGGAGGTGCCGCTGTCGATTGCTGGAAAAAAAATGCCCGTCGAATGGCGCGGACTCACTTGAAAGGAAATTTGCATGGCGATCGATGAACTTCCAGACGCACCAGATCCTGCGGTCGATCCACCTCAGGTATTCAGCCAAAAGGCTGCAGCGATGGTGCTGGCGCAAAAGGCGATGATCCTGCAGATCAATAACACCTTGGCCAGCATGAACCAGCTCCAGGCCGGTGGTGCATACGCGCTGCCGTATATCTTCGACACTGCAACTGCCGATGCTGATCCTGGCGCCGGCAAGCTGCGCCTGTCGAGTGCGACACAGAGCTCCTCGACGGCAGTGCGGCTCGACCTTACCGCCGGCGGCCAGGATTACACCACGCTGCTCGACACCTTCGACTCTTCGACCAGCGCGATCAAGGGCTCGATTCGCCTGGTCAAGCAGGGCGACATGAGCAAGTGGATGACGTTCGATATCACCGCGCGCGGAGCGCCAACGGGCTACCGCAACCTAACAGTTGTGTGCACCGACAGCAGCTCGGCCAGCCCGTTTGCCAAAGATGACCAGGTAATACTGTTCTTTCAGCGCACGGGAGACCGTGGCGAGATCGGGGCAAGAAGTGTGGATCCGCTCGGCATGGTAACGGTTACCACGCCGCTTGTAGCAATCGATTTTCTCAATATATTCAGTTCAAATTACGATAAATATTCCATCGAATTGAATGGGATAGCGAAGACGGGGGCTCAGTCGGCAACGATGCACTTGGTGACATCAGCAGGTGCAGTTACCTCAGGATATACCGGTGGATTACTTACAGGTGCTGGCGGCGTTGCTCCAGGACTCCTGCTTCCGGCGGCGTTGAACTTTACCGGAACGGTAGAAATCCGTAACGCCAATGGAGCCTTGAAGTCGCTCGAATTCCGTGGATTCGGCGACCAGCAGCTCGCATATGGGGCGGGCATTTCAATGCCAGAAGCTGCACGAGGAATTCGAATCGTACCCAATGGTTCGAACAACACCTTTACCGCGGGCAGTATCCGCATTTTCGGTCATAGGAAAGATTAAATGGCAAGCCAAATAATGGTAGACGGCGTCGTGCGCGACGCCACCCACGAGGAACTTGCGGAAATCGAGGCAAGTGGGAATGTGCCAGTCCCGCCGCAGCCGCGCCACATGACGGTTCTCGCATTCCGCAACCGCTTCACGAAATTGGAGAAGGTGCGTATCGAATTGGCGGCGATCGACGACCCGACCGCCGGCGCAGCAGGTCGTGCGCTCGCCGCAACTGTGCGAGTCGGACAGGCCGACCTGGCCGCCGCCATGTACGTCGATGTCGAACGCGACGATACCCGCGAGGACGTCCAGGCCTTCGAGGCAATGGGCCTGCTCGACGCGCCCGGCCGCGCGCTGGCGATCCTCGACGATCCAATCCAGGCGCACGAGCGCTATCCCGGCTGATCACCCTCGAAAGGATTGATCTTGAAAGCAGCCTTCTATCGCGGCACCCGGCCCGGCATTGCCGGCATCTACAACCGCATTGTGCGCTGGTGGACCCGCAGTGATTTTTCGCACGTCGAACTGGTGCTTTCGACGGGCCTCGCCTGGTCGGCCTCGTTTGCCGACGGCGGTGTGCGCAGCAAGCCGATCGACTTCGACTCGAAGAACTGGATCCTGATCGACCTGCCGCCGGCGCTGGAGAAGGCCGCCGAGGCGTGGTTCTTCGTACACCGAGGCGCCAAGTATGACCTGCTGGGCAACCTGCAGTTCGTGCTGTCGCCGATTCCACACACGCAAGGCCGCTGGTTCTGCTCCGAGGCCGTGGCAGCCGCGCTT